ATAGTATGAACGCCTTCTTTAAACTGAAGTTGGTATTCCGGAAGAGGACTAGCCCTAAAGGTAAAAGGTATTTCCCAAAGTTCTAAAAGTTCATTCATAGTACGCATAAGAATATCCCTTAACATAGGAGCCGTCGGTTCGAAGATAGCACTAATACAACCAACATTCATAGAAGCTAAAATTATACTTTTACTAACTAAGGCGTAAGTCTTACCGGCTCCAAAACCGCAGACTAAAGCTAGTTTTCTATGGTCTATATCCTCGCAAAATTTAAGTTGATGCGGAAGCAAATCTTTAGTAACCCTTTTTTGTACTTCGGCAACTTCCGGTAACTTATATTGCCCTTCGCCGTATAAAATATTACCTTTTACTCTTTGGCAAATAGTCATGAAATAAGAGCGGCTAAACGAGCCATAGCATTAGTAGCCCCTAAAGCGATATGGAGTTGTCCCGTTCTTCTAGCTTCCATATGTATAGATGAATATTGCGTAAGAATAACCGCCATCAGTTCCGGTCTTTCTATATTCCAATCTCCCTTAAATTGTTCTCTAACTTTCATTAAATATCTATCTACGGTTCGCTCTGATACCCCCCAGTTTTCCGCCGCATATCGTATACAATCCGAACGCTTTCCTCCGTTAGCAATAATCCTTCCCAATCTTGCTACTCGCATTTCTACTTCTGCTTGCGTGGTTTTATCGGCTGCCAAAATTTAATAGGATTTATTATTAGGTTAGCTTATTAATTCTAAAAGTTTAAATTATTTCGTTTTCTTCTATAAATGCAGAAGGGTCGGCGAACTCACAAAGTCCACATTTTTGGGTAGCTAAAGCGGGGTCGCCTTTAACAAAAATTAAAACGTTTTGATGAGTTTTTCCTAGCTTTCTAGATTTAGTAAAACCGTTACCGCAGCGTAAAGGAAGGCTTCCAACCATAGTTATAAGTATTGCTTCGTTGTAATAACTTAAACCGGCTTTAGTAAAAGCTTCTATAGTTTCACTTACAAAGTTGTAATAAGTACCGTCTTTTTTTCTAACTTCTCCTACTACGAAACAAGCAAAACTATTTTCATTTAAAAGGTCGCAACTTTTTTTAATAATTTCGGCATAATTTTCTTTAAACGCTTCGAAAGACATATTAGAAAGATCGTTTGGGTCTTTGCTATAAACCTCTAAATCAACGTATGGCGGACATGAGAATATTAAGTCAGCCTTTTCTGATACTAAATTATCTATATTTTGGCTATTACCGGTAATCCATTTTGGTTGGTTTGTTTTTACCGGTAACGAGGTTTGCCTTATACCTACAACCCATAAAAGATCGCCTTTTTCTATAAACTTAATACACTTTGCTTCATATACGGGGTCTAAAGTTAAACCATAAAAATTATTATTATTTTCGTGTTGATGATAATCTAAATCGCTAGAAACTAAAGTAACCATAGTAGGCCAATTTTTAGGGGCATATTTATTTAATCTATCGGTAGGGTCGGCTCCTACTCTAACCCCTAAAACCGGAATATCTAAATTATTTTCTATTAGCCCATGTAATAAACCCGATAAAGACATACCGGAACCAACGGGAATAACTATACGTTTAGTATTCGGAGGTATATTTTTAACTTGATTTTTTGTAGCTTCTACAGCTTCACAACATTCCATTCCAAAAGGTATTTCTTTAAAACCTAGTTCTAGTGCGTCATCTTTAGCTCTTTTAATTATTACGCTGTTATATCCGGCTTTATGTTGTATTACTTTCGCTCCTATATTTTTAGCGGCTTCTACTTCCGGACTTAATTTTCCTTCGGGCGTATGTACTCTACAAGGTATGCCAAGTTCTTTAGCTATATGTGCGACTATATTTACTTGTGGACTTTCCCTGCTTCCGGCAGTTACTAAACCTTTAGCGTTTTGGGCTAAATAATAACAAGTTCTAACTTTTCCCCCGTTAACTCCGTTAACCGCAAATAAATCATCTCTTTTTACTAAATAATCGCCTACTTTTTCTATAGGAGTTAAGTCGTCATAGTTTTTATAAGTATTAGAAAAATAATCTTCTTTATAATCCAAAAGGTCTACAGCTTGTACTTTATTAGCTTCGACTTGTTCTTTTCTAAGGTCTACCCCAATATATTTTCTTCCTAAAATAGCGGCGACTATACCCCTAACACTACCCCCCGCAAAGGGGTCTAATATAACGGAATTAGTATTACTAAACCAACGATAAATTAACTCAGTTATTACAGGGTCGAAAACAGAAGTAGAACCTCCGGCGGACATTATTCTTTTTCCAACGTCGCCTTTACTAATATTATAAGTAAGTTCTTCTTCCCTACCTACTTCAGATTTTATTCCTAAGTCTAACCATAATTTTTTTCGATTTTGCCACCACCCTTCCCTAGCATTTAAAACGCTAAAAGGGGGAACGCCAAATCTATCTTTTAATATTCCACTAGCTTCTCTTTTAGGTTTTTCGCCTAAATCGTTTAAGTCTTTATTATCGAACCAATCTGAAATATCGTGTTCTTCGGCCAACATTTCTAACATTTCATTATCCCATTCGGATAAATCACTAGAACGGTTATCGGCTAAAGCTAAACCAACTTTTTCATCTTCGGATAAACCGGTTCTTTTTACAGCTATAATTTCACGTCCATCGGTTTCGATTACTCTGACGTTTTCTAAACCGGCTTTTTTAGCCCCTTCTATAGTTCCGTTTCCGGCTAGTATCCTATTATCTTCATCTATAACAATAGAACGAGCCGCTCCAAATTTTTCTAAGGACTTTTGTATTAATGAAGCAGACCGGTCGGTTCTTTTACGAGCATTTTTATGGTCGCCTTTTAGATCATTAATTTTAGTCATTTAGGAAAAGAAAACATTTTATCTATTTTACCTAATTCTTCTTTTACGACTTTTATATAATAGGGCGTTTCTATCTTTTCGCCTTTAAATTGCCTTAAACGTATATCGTTTATTTCTTTAGCAGTTATTTCCCATTGTTTTTTTCTATCTATATGAATTTGGCGTATTTTATCTTTTTCTAACTCAAAACCTAAAGCTTGCATATCGCCATATTGGTTTTGAACGGTTCTTATATTACCGTTAGCATCTCTAAAACCGCTTCGTTCATCGTTACTATGTGCGGCTTTACAATGACAGATAATAGCTAGATCTTGGCCGCCCCTAATTTTACCTTCGGGGCTTCTATCATAATCAGGAATAATTCTATTAATAGCAGCATCAGCGTTAGATACTATACCGCTATCGTTACAAGCAAAACATTCTACTTTTGGAGCGTAAAATGTAGAGTCTCTATCTACTGAAGTTCTTCGGTAAAACATAGTTCGGGGTTAAAAAGGTAATTCGCTCGACTTATCTTTAGTCGGCTGTTTATTTACAATAACGTCTTTTTTAGAAGTTGCCAACTCTAAAAACTGTTCATATTGGCCATTTTTAATCCATCTAAAACAATCAGGAAACATTGGAACCCAATCTCCCTTTCTAGCTTTTTTTATTCTTTGTTTTAAATCTGCTTCTAAATAATCTTCTAATTTATCTTTTACTTTTGGTTCTAGTTTTTTCCAAGCTTCATAAGCGGGTTTTTTAGATTGGCTTACTGATTTATCAAAACTCATTTTTGTATATTTAAACCAAAAAGAATTAAAAGCTTCAGAGTATTCTTTTTTATTTTTTTTATTTAGTTTATTTGTATCTAGTTCTATTGAATCTTGTTTGGGTGCAGCATTTGCTATGGGGGTATGCAGGGTTTGCGTAGGGGGCATAGTATCTGGTGCGGGGGTGCAGGATTTGCCACCCCTATGAATACTTGGTTCTGGAACGTTTGCAAGGTGCCAAACGGTAACTTTATATAGATTAGATTTTTGCTCTCCGTTATTACCTCGTTGGTAAAATCTTTCTAAATAACCTAAAGCGACTAATTGGTTTACGACGCATTGGGCTGTTCTTTTACTTATACAAGCAAACTTAGCTATAGAAGAAAGCGAAGGATAACAAGTTTGATCTTCTTTACTTGCATAACTTTGTATAACCCAAAGAACGGCTAGTTGATTCGGCTGTAATTTACCTCTAAGATTAGTTGGCAATGCTGTGAAAGGATATCCCTGCGGATTAAATGACATTTTATAATTTCCTCGTTAATGGAATAGAACCGGCTCCGCAAGGGAGTAAAACTTATCTAGGTCGGGGAAGAATGATCGAATCATGTAAGCGAGTAAATTCATGGCGGGGGTTAGTTAATAAAGTTGCTCGGAAATTCATTAAAGAACCTTTTACGGGAGCTTGCGAGGTTGTGTTAGTATTCAAACTTAAACGCCGGAAAGATCATTTTAACAGCAAAGGTGAAGTAAAAAATAACGCTCCCAAACAATACTTAGTAAAAAGAAACGACTTAGATAAGTTAGTACGCTCTACTTTAGACGCTCTTAGCGGGGTTGCATACCTAGATGATTGCCAAGTAATAAAAGTTACAGCTTCTAAAGAATACGCCAATAACGAAGAAGAAATTGGAGCAAATATATGTATTAACGAGATAATTTAATCAGGGGATAGATCGGAAACCCCGCTTCCGCCCTGCCATTACAGCTTTCAGCCTTCCGTGTATCTCAAGGCATCAGGCTCCCTGACTATCTAAATTATACCCTAAAGCTAAAAAAAAGCTGCCCCCGTAGGAGCAGCAAGTATTTATCTTTTAATGTAATACCCATAAACGCAACGTGTTCCC